GTCATCTGGCGTGTGTGTCCGAACCTCAACTAGGGCCTGACCTGCGCAAACGCGCGGAGGTGTCTATGGTGGCTGGGCCGGGCCCGGTGCAGCGCGCGGTCCGTGCCGAGTTGCGCCGGTTGCGCGCAAGTGTCGCCTCGGATGGGTCGGCGGCGCTGGCGGTGTCGCTAGCGCGGCAGATCGACACGGCGCGGGGCGCGGTCGCTGCTGCTGCCGCGGCTGGCCAGCTGCGGCAGTTGCTCATTGACCTGCGCCACGTGGCCGCGCAGCAGCCGGAACGGGACGTGATCGATGACCTCAACGCTCGACGCGCCGCGAAGCGTGCTGCTGGGTGATCAGCGTCCGCGGATAGCGTCGGTTCCGCCGGCGGTGTCGTCGGAGGGTGAGCGGGTCGCTGACCTGGCGGAGGCCGCTGGGCTGCGGCTGGACGACTGGGAGCGGTGGGTCCTGGATCAGGGCCTCGGCCGGGCCCGGGATGGCCAGTGGTCGGCGTTTGAGGTCGCTCTGATCGTGTCCCGGCAGAATGGGAAGGGCGCGATCCTTGAGGCGCTGGAGCTGGCGGCGCTGTTCCTGGACGATTTCGGCGCTGACCTGATCCTGCATTCGGCGCATGAGTTCAAGACGGCGTCGGAGGCGTTCCGGCGAATCCTGTCGCGGATTGAGAACAACCCGTCGTTCAAGCGGCGGATGCGGCGGCCGTATCTGCAGCGTGGCGCGGAGTCGATTGAGCTGAAGAACGGGAAACGGCTCCGGTTCATCGCCCGGACGTCCGGGTCGGGGAAGGGTTTCTCCGCCGATCTGGTGATCCTGGACGAGGCGTTCGACCTGGGCAATGACGAGATGGCGGCGCTCCTGCCGACGCTTTCGGCGAGGCCGAACCCGCAGATCTGGTACACCTCGACGGCTGGTTTGCCGACGTCTACGCAGCTGGGGGCGGTGCGGGCCCGCGGCGTGACGGGCGATTCCCCGTCGCTGGCGTTTTTCGAGTGGTCGGTTGACCCGGACGCCTATGATCCGGCGGATCCGGTGGAGTGGGCGCGGGCGAACCCTGGGCTGGGGATCAGGATCACGCCGGAGTATGTCGAGAAGGAACGGGCGGCGCTGGCCCCGGCTAAGTTCGCGCTGGAACGCCTGGGGGTCGGTGATTACCCGGTGGGTTCTGGTGGCTGGCAGAAGATCAGCGAGGCGGCGTGGCTTGCGTGCGCCGACCCGGGGTCGGCGGCTGCTGGGCAGGTTGCTTTGGCGTTCAGTGTGGACCGGGACGGCGCGGCGGCGTCGGTAGCGGTCGCTGGCCGCCGGGCGGATGGGCTGGGGCACGCCGAGCTGGTGGAGCCGCCGCGGCCGGGGACGGCGTGGCTGGTGGGCCGCCTGCTCGAACTGGTGGAGCGGCATGACCCGTGTGTGCTGGTGATGAACCCGGCGGGTGCTGCGGGCGCGTTTGAGAAGGAACTGGCCGAGCGCGGGTTTTCCGCGAAACCGGGCCCGGGTGATCGGCTGCTGCAGATCACTGGCGCGCGGGAGTATGCGCAGGCGTGCGGGGCGCTGGTGGAGGACATCAAGAACAGCCGGTGGCGGTTCCTGCCGCAGCAGCACCTTGGGCGTGAGCCGCTGACAGCCGCTGTGGCTGCTGCTGGGGTGCGTCCGCTGGCGGATGCGTGGGCGTGGTCGTGGAAGGACTCGGCGGACGACATTTCGCCGCTGGAGGCTGTGACGCTGGCCCGGCACGGATTCATGACCCACGGCGTGAGGGCTGAGCCGTTTTTCGCCGCATGGCGCTGACGAAAGGTATCTGGTGACGACCATCACGCAGCGTGTGCCGCTGGACCAGATCACCCGCGAAGCCCAGGAGGTCCGGTTCGGCCGGGTCCTGCTGACGGTGCTGGCGGCGGTGTTCTTCGCTTTGGGCTGGTCGGTGGCGCGGCTGTTCCTGGCGGTGGCGTGGTGCGCGGTTGCGGTGAGGACCGGCTGGCAGGAAGGCCGCTATGGCGGGCCTGCTGGAACGGGTTAACACGAGGTTCGCGGCGTCCCGCGGTGACGAGTCCCGCTTCTCGATTGACACGTGGATCAGCCAGTACCTGATCCCGTCGGCGGGGACGTTCCAGTACGGGAACGTGACGTACCCGTTCGGGCAGGGGCTGCCGCAGACGATCGCGGGGAACCGGGTCGTTGAGATCGCGCAGAGCCTGCCGGGGTACCGGATGGCGTTGCAGCAGTGCCCGCCTGCGTTCGCGGCGCAGATGGTCCGGTCGCTGGTGCTGTCGCAGGCGCGGTTCACGTTCCGGAACCGGATGTCGGCGGCGACGCCGCGGCGGACGTTCGGCAACCGTGACCTGTCCCTGCTGGAGACGCCGTGGCCGAACGGCACCACGGGGGATCTGCTGGCGCGGATGGAATGGCATGCGGGGCTGGCGGGCAACTCGTACGTGTACCGGCAGCCGGGGCGTCTGCGGGTGCTGCGGCCGGACTGGACGGCGATCCTGTACGGGTCGCAGATGGAGCCGGACTGGGCGTCGGGGGCGCTGGACGCGGAACTGATCGGCTACGTGTACCGGAACCGGGGCACCGAGGACCCGCATCTGCTCCTGCCGCGGGATGTGGCCCACTGGAGTCCTGTCCCGGACCCGGAGATGGCCGGTTTGGGCATGTCGTGGCTGACGCCGGCGATCCGGGAGATGCAACTCGACCGGCTCGGCACCGAGCATAAGGTCCGGTTTTTCGAGCAGGGCGCGACGCCGAACCTGGTGGTCAAAGGGGTGCCGGCGGTGTCGCGGACCCAGTTCGAGGAGCTCGTCTCGGAGATGGAAGACCGGCATGCCGGGGTGGCGAACGCGTACCGGACGCTGTACCTGACGCAGGGCGCGGACGCGACGGTGATCGGGTCGAACCTGCGGGATCTTGACCTGGAGGCGCTGCAGGGCGCGACTGAGACACGGATCGCGATCCTGTCCCGGGTGCCGGCGGCGCTGCTGGGGATCAGCAAGGGGCTGTCGGGGTCGTCGCTGAACGCGGGGAACCTGGCGATGACCCGCCGCATCTTCAGTGACACGTGGGTGTATCCGGCGCTGCAGGATGTGGCGTCCTCTTTGGCGTCGATCGTGACCGTCCCCCCGGACGCTGAACTGTGGTTCAACACGGATGACATGCCGATCCTGCGGGAGGACGCGAAAGACGCCGCCGTGATTGAGCAGATGAAGGCGGACACGATCAACGGCTACGTGAAGGAAGGCTTCACCCCGGAGTCGGCGATCGCGGCGGTCCGCGGGCAGGACGTGTCGCTTTTGCGGCATACCGGGCTCGTTTCCGTCCAGTTGCAGCCACCTGGTGAGCGTCTCCCGGCACCTGGGCAGCCGCCGCCCGTACCGGCGGCGGTGCCAGCGGCTAACGGCAAAAGCGGTGGGGGCTGACGGTGCCCTACCACGCCGCGCAGTCCGCCAAATGCCCGGCGAGTAAGCCGTGGGCGTGCATCAAGAACGCTGACGGCAAGGTGATGGGCTGCCATCCCACTAAGGCCGCCGCGCAGAAGCAGGTGGCGGCCCTGTACGCGAACGAACCCGGAGGGTCATCGATGGCGAGCAACCCGAAGCCCTACGGCAACGTGACCTATGCCGATCCGAAGAACGGCAAGTACCCGATCGACACGGCCGCTCACGCCAAAGCGGCTCTCGCGTATATCTCGATGCCGAAGAACGCGGCGAAGTACCCGCTGAACGGGGTGACGCTCGCGTCGGTGAAGGCGCGGATCATGGCGGCGTGCAAGAAGTTCGGGATCGCCGTCAGCCAGTCGAACGCCGCGCACTTCGCCCCAGATCTGGATGTGGTCCGTTCCGGCGAAGCCCTGGAACTACGCTCGGCGGATGAGCCGCCGGACGGGTCGCTGGGTGTGCTGACCGGCCGGTTCTCCGAGTTCGGCCGCTGGTACAAGGTGTCGTCGCGGTTCGAGGGCGATTTCATGGAACGCGTCGCCCCGGGTGCGACGGTGGACACGATCCGCGATGACGTCGGCTCGATGCGGGTCCTGTTCGACCACGGGATGGACGCCCAGATCGGGAACAAGGTCCTGGGCCCGATCGAGTCGCTGACTGAACGCAGCGACGGCCCCCACTATGAGGTGCCGCTGTTCGACACGTCCTATAACCGGGACCTGCTGCCCGGTTTGAAGGCTGGCGTGTATGGGGCGTCGATGCGGATGCGGGTCACCGGCGACACGTGGGACGACGAGCCGGCCCGGTCGGATACGAACCCGGACGGGATCCCGGAGCGGACGATCACCCGCATGAAGGTGCCGGAGTTCGGGCCGGTGACGTTCCCGGCGAACCAGGGCGCGTCCGCCGGGATCCGGTCGGGCACCGACGAGTTCTATCACCGGCTGCGGGCGGTGAACGCCCCCGCGTTCGAGGACGCGCTGCGGGCGTGCGGCCTGTCCGTGGAACTCGTCGAAGCCGGGGTCCGCTCCGGCCTGTCCCTCGAAGACTTCACCGGGCGGGACGGCGCGTGGAGCGCGCCCGGCGGTGAGCGTATGGACGTGCTGCCAGGGAACGGCGGGCCGTCACCCATCAATCCCGCGATCGTGCGGGACCGTATCTGGCGCATGAGGAGACAGCTCACATGACCACCACCGATGAGAACCGGGAGGAGTTCCTCCCCGGGAGCATGGACGACCTGCGGGGCCGCACCCCCGACGAGCTGCGGCAACTGTTCGAGGTGCTGGATGCGCACCTGAAGAGCCTGCACCAGACCGGCGACGGTGAGATCCGCGAACTCGACGACGCCGAGCAGGGCGCGTTC